CCTGATGCTTTATTCTGCTTTTCTAATTTAAACCATTTTATTAAATCATTTTTGATTTCATGACCAAATGGACAATCTAAGATTTCAATCATTTAAATCCTTTTGATGTTTTTTCTTCAATCATTGCTAACTCATTTTTAGCAACTTTTAGTTGTTCACGAATTAGTTTAAGTTGTTCTCTATCATAAAGATAATCTTTTTTAAGAAGTCTCTCTAACAACTTAATCAATCGTTTTGCTCTACTAGTCTGGGTAGCCATCGTCATCATCGTGAAGTTCATCATAATCACTTACCTTGAAGGCAGGTGAATTTTTGTAAGCATTAACATCTGAATAGATTTCTGCTTTTATTGCGTCTACTGATAATTCTAGTTGACGAACTAATAGTTTAAGTTTTTCCTTGTCCATAAAACTATTCTTTCATCTAATTATAACATAAAAAAAGGAGGGGTCAACCCTCCTTGTAATATTAACTGCAAGGTGATGCCTTACTGTTAACTTTAAGACCACGATACATTAATTCGTGTCTCTGACGCTGTGCTGCTTCCGCAACAACTTTTGCGTTGTACTCTTCAGAGTCATACTTGACTCCACGGTAAGTAACTGTTGCCATTTGGTTTCTCCTAAAGTAGTTGGATGTTTTAAATCCGTTCCTTCAGTCGGCTTTTGCGTCCCACTCACAAACTAATCCTAATGCCTCTGGTAAATGAATAGAATATAATTCAATCACCTCTGCTTTCGCTTCTGGAGACATATCTGGGTAATTTCTTGCCTTTTCTATCTTTTGAGAAATATCCTCACAAGATATATTTTCAAAAGCAAGTAGTAATCCGATTAGATGAATCATAGGATGAACGAACCCGTTCCGAGTCGGCTTACTTGCGTCCCTTTCGGGATGAACGTGTGTTAATTCTAACACATACATACTATATAGTCAAGTAATTCTGTATTCTTTGTTACAGAAAACCCTACAGGTCAAAATTTTGGCGGGATTTTTTTTCCCCGATTTTTGTAACTACTTTCGCTTTTTCTTTTTGGGTGTTGCCTCACCACTGTATCCCCACAAGGATGGTTTGATTGACCCTTGCCCATATTCAATACGTTTTACATTTGTAAATTTATCATAGTACATATCAAACAACTTAACTCTTGAACCTCTAGTTAAATCTTGATGTTCTTTACCATCAACAGTATAAGTTACGATAGATGCATCAGTAGGTGCATCTTTTGTCATTACATCAGCAGGTGCACCATTCTCGACAAGAATTTCACATCCATATTGTTCTTTTGAAGACTCTTTTTCAGTTACTGTCCAAAAAGTTTGTTTCTTTTCAATTTTATTTTCCTCTTTCACAGTGCTCATGAACGACCTCCCCATGTAATTTGTGGATATGCAGCGGATGCAATTTCTTTTGTAATTTTGTATTTGTCTGTTAGTTTTTTATCTTTGACTAAGATAAGTATCTCTGCTTCAAGTGGATGTAATCCTTCAAGGATGTTAATGAACATTGTTTCACGACGTAAACTATTCAATCCATCATTACCACCTTTTAAAAAGTTGTAAAACTTTGTATACTCTTTACGAATCGATGCCTTTCCTTGGTCTTGTGAACCTAAAGAATTAGAACCCATCTCAGACATTTTACCAACTGCATCATTTATCTTATCAGACAATGTGCCCGTAACACTGTTATCCTCTCTGGTATTTCCATAAGGAACATCACCCTGTGGTAAAAGGGAAATTACAGATTCATCAAAATTCCAAATTAACAATGCCATAATTGAATCATGTGGATATTTTTGTAAAACCTCAATCTTCTTTGCTTTGGTTCTCTGTTTGGATGCAGCATCAAATACCTCAAATGCAAAAGGAATTGCAGGTAATTGAGGTATTGGTGTTGCCTTTGCTTTTACTGTTTTAGTCTTCGTCTTCTTCGCTGTTGTTGTCATAATTTTCAAATCGGAATGCTACTATTTCATCAGGAACTATATTACCATTTCTATCATACATCTCTGGGTGAATTTTTTCAACCTCTTGATAATTCATCATGTAATCTCTTGCAACCCATCCTCCTATTACTCCTACAATCAGAAACAATATAAACAGAAATGCTGCGAACACAATGCTTACTGCTAACATAATTCTCCTGAGATTATTTTTTTGGTTTTACATCCACATAAAAGTCTAAATGAATGTTGATGTCCTTGTTAAAAAAAGAAATCATCTTATCTAACAACAGACGAAATGATTTAGGTCTCTTTCTTTTACCTCCTGAGAGAATCAACTCAAATCCACGGTCAATGTGGTCGGTTGATGTATTTATGTCATCATTTTGCGATTCTATTTTCTCGCAAGAATTCGATTGTGTCAACACAACCTCCTAGTTTTTTACCATCGACTGAGACTTGTGGAAAGGTAGAACCTTCACCAAACTCTTCATAAAAAGATTTTTTGTCAAAGTCTTCATTTAGATTATACACTACATACTTCAGTTTTGTCAAGTCCATTACCTGTTTAATTTTGTCGCAATAAGGGCAACCTTCCTTTGAGTAAACTGCAAAGTTCATATGTCTTGTTAAATAATGATTTATAAATTTAATATTTTCTTATTATATCATGCTTTCATAATATAACAAAGTGCATAATATGGTGGTCTATTTTCGTGAGATCCACCGCCACCTGTGCTATTTGTTGTTGGATTTGAATTACTTACTGAAACACTTAATCCTGTGTTTGCATTAGAAGCACTCATGCTGATTCCAGTGTTTGCATTACTCATATTGAAATGAGTACCAGGATATCCTCCACCTCCACCGTAAGGAACGTGAGCACCACCATTACCTGGAAAGAGTTTAGCACCAGTAACAGATGTGTTATGTTGATGTCCAGGATCTGAAACTGAAACACTGTGACCGTGACCAGGATCGGAAACACTTGCGTTATGACTATGATTATTTGTGGTGTGACTATGTGCTGGAATTTGTGAAGTTGAAAGAGTAACTGAATCGGAACCACCTGTATTGCCAACAGAATAATTACTACCACTACCAGAACCAACTATAAATTTATTTCTTAAATCAGGTGTGCTGTTTGAACCATTACATAGATACCAACCTGATGGTATTGCACCTTCCGCACCAGACCACATCATAATTACACCAGATGGTACACCCTGAAATGTTGACCACACTGCAGCGGATCCAGAACCTTGACTATGAATTACCTGACCTGATGTACCATAGTTTGCACCACCTAATCCGATAGCACCATCTTTCGATACTCTTAGTCTTTCTCCACCTTCTGTTGTAAACTTAACATGACCATCAGACCCTGTATCTACTGTCTGAACACTTGTATTACCTGTAAATATCTGAGTAGCATCTATACCTGATAAGTTTGCACCACTTCCATAAAATGTGGTAGCAGTGAAATTATTCATACCAGATATATTTGTTGCTCCATCACCAATAATATTTCCTTGAGCAACTATATTAGATCTAGCAGTTATAACACCAATCGAATCAACTGATTTAACATCATTATAGGTTAAAACTCCACCAACAGTTATATTTCCTTCTACTTCTAATGCTGCAGCAGTTACAATCCCAGTGAATATTGCAGAACCACTATTATAAATTGTTGAACCTGCTCCAATCGGTGTATCAGCACCCACTGAATTTATCGCTGCTGCCTCAACCCCTACACTATGAACATTTGTTGACCCTGTTTTGAAATTTCCACAAGTAATAATACCAGCAGTATTAACGTCTCTATCTGTTATCGTAAGTGAACCTGTACCAACAGTTAATATACCAGTAACTCTTGCATTACCTGTGACTACTAAATCTTCCGAGAAAGATGTGTCACCACCAACACGCATACTTGATGTTGTATTAATACCAGCAACAATATTACTACTTCCAGCACCAGCAATTATTGGACCATCAAATCCAGTAGCAGTGATAACACCTGCATTTACAATACCATTATTATGTAAGTTAAGATTACCACCAGCGGGTAACTCTTGTATTTTACTCGTGCTTGAGTTTACAATTAGTGGATATCTATCTGCCATTTATCCACCTCAAGACTTCATTATGTAACACAATGCATAGTAAGGAGGTCTGTTCTCGTGAGAACCGCCACCACCAGTATTATTAGTTGTAGGGTTTTGGTTTCCAATGGATACGTTGACCGATGTATTCGCATTACTTGCGTTTGCACTAATACCTGTATTTGCATTACTCATGTTAAAGTGAGTACCTGGATAACCACCTGAACCACCGTAAGGAACGTGAGCACCACCATAACCTGGAAAGAGTTTCGCTCCAGTAACTGACGTATTGTGTTGATGTCCAGGATCTGATACTGAAACACTATGTCCGTGACCAGGATCTGATACACTCGCATTATGTGAGTGATTATTAGTTGTATGACTATGTGAAGGAATCTGTGATGTTGATAGAGTTACAGTGTCAGAACCACCAGTGTTTCCTACAGAGTAGTTACTTCCACTTCCAGCACCAACAATGAATCTGTTTCTTAGGTCAGGAGTTCCATTACTACCATTACATAGATACCAACCTGATGGTATCGAACCCTCTGAACCAGACCAAACTGCAATAATTCCTGATGGAACTCCAATCACGGTTGTCCACGCAGCAGCAGATCCAGAACCTTGACTTGTTAGTACCTGTCCTGATGAACCATAGTTGGCACCACTTAATCCAATTTGTCCAGCACTTGAAACTCTGAATCTCTCTCCACCCTCTGTTGATATCTTTACATGTCCATCTGAACCAGTATCAATTGTTTGAACTTGAGTATTACCTGTAATTATCTTAGTCGCATCTATACCAGTTAAGTTTGCACCATTCCCATAGAATGCTGTAGCAGTAACATTGTTAATACCAGATATATTTGTTGCGTTATCTCCGACAATATTTCCGTTTGCACGAATATCAGACCTTGCTGTTATAACTCCGATTGAATCAATACTTGTAACATCTTCATAAGTTAATGTTCCACCAATAGAGACATTGCCTGTAAAATTAGCACTTGGTGCAGTAATGATACCTGTGAATACAGCAGCTCCACTATTGTAGATTGTAGAACCAGCACCGATTGGAGTATCTCCACCTTGAACATTAATACCAGCAGCTTCAACACCAACACTGTGTACGTTTGTTGAACCTGTTTTAAAGTTCGATGCTGTCGTAACACCAGCAGCGTTGATATCTCTATCTGTAATTGTCAGTGATCCAGTGCCAACAGTCAGAATACCTGTGACTCTTGCGTTACCTGTGACTACTAAATCTTCTGAATGTGTTGTATCACCACCAACTCTTACTTGAGTATAGGTAGCAATTCCTGAAACTATATTACTTGTACCAGCACCAGCAACAACAGGACCACTAAATCCAGACGCAGTGATAACTCCTACATTAACAATTCCGTTTGAATCTAAATTAAGATTATCTCCAGAGGGAATTTCCTGTATCTGATTTGTACTTGAGTTTGCGACTAGTGGAAATCTATCTGCCATTTTTATATCTGTTATACTGTATTTAGATGTTAATTGATATGTTACCGCCCGACCTTGCGATTACATTAAAAGATGTTCCAGTCAACGATGCTTCAACAGCAGATCCTGACCTTACACCAATTGTCAAGTTCTGTCCGCTAGTTATTGTAGACAAACCTGATACTGGAGGAGTGACAGTATTAAATCCGACAAAATTTAAAATGGTTGCTCCAGTTCCAACAGTTGCTCCTTCAAATTTTAAATCAACACCAGATATAACATTGGATAATTCTGAACCATCACCTTTAAATTGTAATGCAGTTACAATACCTGTATAAGTTGCCTGTCCATTTGACTCAATGGTAACACCAGTTCCTACATTAATACTTCCAACTGTGATATCATCACTTGCACCTAAAACAACATTACCTGTCCTTCCATAAAAACCACTAACATCACTAGTGCTCGCACCAGCAAATCCAAGATGTCTTACTTGTATTTCAGTGCCATTACCTGGTGCTGAAGTAAATTCTACAACTGATGCAACCACTCGATAAGCTCTTGTTGTATCCTTATCATTTGGATGTTGAGTAACACCATCAATAGTTACTATAACACTCTCATGATTCGGTGGTTCTTTCGATAGACTAAATGTTGTTGTACTACCATCACCTGTAAAATTATCAACCTTTAAATCAGATATATCAAAAGTCTCAATCGTATTTGCAATTATATTTCCCCAGAAAACATCGTTCGATGTGGGTGCAGTTTTGAATTGAATTTTTCTACCATCAACAACTCTGAAACCCTCAGTATATGATGCATCAACATTTGGTTTTTGAATTACATTATTGATAGCAATACTTAATTGAGATGAATCAATAATACGGGCATCCTGACCACCACCATGTGTTGCTTTGAACTGTGTGTTTACTCCATCAAAAGCAGCGGTTAATGTATGAGCAGTACCACTACCTAATGAAGTTAAATTTATATTTGTACTATTATTTGCATTCGCTAAAGTTGTTGCTAACTTAATTGTATTATGAGTATCTGAAATAACAAAGTATGCTGTATCCTGTACTAATCCAACAATATTACCATCAGTGATTGCATAACTATTACCTTGACCTGTGTGATGATGACACCAGTAATATAATGATGCAGGTGCATCTGCAGGTACAGTCCATTGCATAGAACGTTCAGTGGCAGCGTTAAATCCACTGGTATATCCCATCATATTTACTGTTGCACCATCTAACTTATATGTGATGCCTGTCATGTAATGACCATGACTATTATGTTCACCGTCTGAACCCGTGCTCACCATCAAAGGATGGTTTGCTCCACCATAAGTTTCATTAGTTGAGTGTGACTGATCGAAAATGTAAGTGTGCCCTCTCTTCAAGGCATAAGAAGCGGGTTTTTCAACACCATCAAAATAAAAAACACCAGTTGATTGTCCACCAACAGTATCTGTTCCAACTGTTACCGTCACAGTTGTGGTAGAAGATCCATTTGTATATGTTACTCTCTGTCCTTGTAAAAAGCGATGCTCTGGTACTCTGATTGTATTATCAGAGGTAGATACTATACTTGATGCCGAACCATTAAAAGTTGCAGTATGAGATGAGATATCATCCAATACTTTAAAATTACTTGTATGATCACCTGCTACGTGATTTCGACCAATATAAGGCATTTATGTTATTTTCTCCGTCTAGTTATTTATAGTTGATATTAACTATCAAACTCAATCCAACCATTTATCATATACTTATCACCCTTTAATGGTGGATTACCACGATGAGTGTGAGTAAAACCTGAAGGACAAATAACTATTCTACCTTTTTTAGATTGAACTCTTTTCGATTGATATAAAAATTCAGTTTCACCACCCTCTTCTACATCATTTAAATAACCCATCACTAATAAAAGTCTTGAACCTGTGATTCTATTTGCATGTTCACAATGCCAAATGTGATATCCCTCTGTTGGTTTAGTTTTTTGAATCTTCAAACTATCATAGAATCTATGAGATGCAAGATTGTTAAGAACTCCATACTTTGTTGCATATTCAGCATATGAAACCCAAGCTAAATTGCAAAACTCTTGAATTGATGGTTGAATTTTTTCAAAAAATATATCGTCTTTTATATGAAGTTTACTAGTAACAAAAACTAAATTGTTATCCTGTTTTACCTTTTCCTTTCCCATTGATTGACGACTAATCGCAAAGTTTAATTTATTACTATCCTCATATACTTTGATTAGTTTGTCACAAAGTTCATTACTAATTACGTTATCAAAAACTCCAATAAAATCATCAATCATATAATTTATTATTCTTTTTTTATTATATCACATTTTTTATTTTTGTCTAATTATCTACAAATATCCAAGCAGCACCCGTAGATGTACCAGCACCAACAGCATTTTGATATATGGTTTCATTCCAAGCCCAAGAACGTGTATCAGGTTTTGGTACTGGTGGTTTCCATGTATAAGTTGTTTTATTTAATGTCCAAGAATCGTGAGGTTGTTCATCATGAAAAACATCATTGTCAATATCATATTCATATCCTATACCTGCGAAATTATATCTCATCGTACCTACTCCTGACTGATCAGATGCTGGTGAACCATCCTGTTCATATAAAACACCACCAAACATTCCCTTAAATGTTTCTATCCAACGACCAGGTGTATCATCTACAAAAGAATCAAAAAAATCTGGCTCTGCCACGATAACATTTGTGACCTTATTCACAACTGTTGTTGTGCCTATACCAACTGGACTTGTAACTACTTTTGCAAAGTGTCGTGCCATAATTTTAATAACCTCCGAAATATTTATATTGCATATCTGATGATAACAACTCCATCACCACCGTCTCCACCAGCAGGACTATCAGCAGAAGTATCGTGTGTGCAAGCACCACCACCTGCTCCTGTGCCATCGACACCATTTGTGCCTCTTGAACTACTATTAGGATTTGTTCTACCACCTATACCATTTACAGCAGCTGCTTGGTCATAGTCTCCATTTTCATTACCACCGTTTCCACCAGCAGCGTAGTATTGATTACTACCAGTTTCATAATTATTTTGAGCACCGACACCACCCAATCCACCTTGAGTGCTGGCCCTTACATTTCCGTTTTGTCCAGTGGCACCTTTACCGCCACCGCCACCGCCTCCACCGCTGGAGTGGTTTCCACCTGCATTTCCTTGTCCAGAAGTTCCCGCACCACCAGTGCCATTAGCATTTTCACCTGATCCACCGCCACCAGATCCACCAGAGTTACCATTTGCACCACCAGCAGATCCACCACGACCACCACCAACTGCAGTGTATCCTAATGCTGATGAATTACTTCCATTTGTAGCGTAAGGTCCACCATCTCCAGATGATTCATATGCTCCTGTTCCACCACCACCGATTGAAATTGAGTAATTTTGTGCAGAAACAGAAACACCAGTTTGAACGAGCATACCTCCTGCACCTCCACCACCAGAGTTATCTGCACCACCGCCACCGCCACCAGCAACGATTAAAACATCTGCTGATGTTACAAATGTATTTGTCCAAGTACCTGATGAGGTAAATTTATGAGATCTATATCCAGAATATGTTTGAATACTTCCACCTGAAGGTAAAGCCAGTGCAGTTTTATTAACTCCTTGAGAAGTTGAACCATCAGAGTTTGTTACTTTAATTGTGACAACTCTTCCAGCGGTAACGTTATTATAAACTGATGCTGGAACTGAAACTGATGCTGCTGTATCTGAAGATGGAGTAACAGTCACATTAACGTCAATACTATCTGCAGATTGAGCAAAATTAATTACTAAACCACTTGATAGAAATCCTTCTCCTGATAATGTTAAATTACTTGCTGCTCCATCAAGAATATTTCCAGACACTGAATTCAATACTGCTTGTACAGAAGAAACTTTTGCCCAAGATGATCCATCATAATACTCTAATACACCTGTTGATGTATTAAAAATTACTTGACCTGAAATAGGTCCAGATATAGCATCTCTTTGAGTAGTATTCAATCTAGTGAATCCAATACCATCACTACCCTTCGCAAAACTAGATGTTCCTGCTCCTACAAATATTGGCATTTCAATTAACCTCCGTTAGATTAAACTTATACTTTTTGCCACTGCGATTATTTATGAGGAATAAATCACTTTCCCCCTCTTGGATTGTATAGTCACCCCAAGTTCCGTCCACATCATTCTTTGAACCTTTATTCGAGCAATGTATATCAGCAGAATATATGTTTGCCCAACGTAATGATGAAGTACCTAAATTTCTTTGGTTATCATTTTGTGGAACCCAGTTACCACTTGAATCCATTTTTATTCTATCAGTACCAGAATGAGCTAAACGTAACTCCATTCCAGATGATACATCCATTGTTGCATGTGTACCTGCTGCTCCATAGTTAGCGTTAAAATTAAACACTTTACTAGAACGAGCTAGACTTAAAGCAGCACCACCAGTATGGTTAAAAGTAACTGGAGTTGTTGTACCACTAACTGTTAGAGCACCTGTAGTTAAGGTTGTCCCATCAAAAGTTAAGTTTGTTTCAGCAGTTGCAGTGCCATCTCCATCAGAAGTTATTACTCGATTATTTGCATCATTAGCGATTGAATTGATTGCAACTGTGACTGTTTTAAATGTATTATCACCAGCAAGGAAAGTGCTACCACTCTTCGTTCCACTATCTCCGAGACGTGCAATCGGAACTGTACCACTTGTAAGTTGAGTTGCATTTAAGTTTCCACTAAAATTAGTAGCAGCTAATGTATGTGTTCCATAATTAAAACTTAATACAGAATCTGTACCAGAGGTAGTCATTGTTCCACTAGTCAAACTTGTTGTAACTATTCGATGTGTTCCAGAGGTTGGTTCACTTAATGTGGATCCTGTGTTTGTGAGATTTTGACCATCTCCTACAAATCCTGTTGCTGTTATAATACCTGCATTTCCTAATTTAATATTACTTCCTACATCTAAAAAGTCATCAAAATCTGCTGCACTAGCAGTAACAATACCAACAGAATCTATATTAGTAACATCTTCATATGTTAATGTTCCTCCAACCGTTAAATCACCTGAAACTGTTAATGTACCACCGATGCTCACTCCAGTCGTTGTAGTGTTTAAACGAAGAACATCATCTTGATATAATTCAACCGCACCATCAACATTGGCTTTGATCATCTCTTCACCATCAGACTTCTGAAGTATGATGCTTCCCGCACTTGCTTGAATTAGTAAATTACCAGCACCATTTTCTGCAATGATTGAATTATTTGAGTCATGATATATCTGTAAATCTTCCGAATTTCCGAAACGTGCTCTGTCTCCATCCAATAAATTAACATTCCCGTGGAATGTAGATACTCCAGATACATTTAATTGTTTTGCAAATTGTGTAATCGTAGATGTTGAAATACCTGATACTGTGAATACACCACCCACTGGTGTTGTACCATCAAGTGTATCAACATAAGTCTTAACTGCTTTTTGTGTTGGAACTTTAGTATCACTATTCTGTGACATAGTTCCATCTGTAGAAAATTCACCAACAGCAGCACCAATCAAACCACCAACAGAACCAAGTCTTAATGACTCAAGACCAGATAAATTAAATGCTGATGCATCCAATGTAACATTACCTGTTGCTTGGTCTACCTTAAATTGGTCTCCAACATAGAAGTTACCTAGTTCATCAGTAGCGGTGTAGTAAACTCGTCCTGGGTCAGTTGAGTTTGTAACAACTTGGTCTGCCTGATTTGGATTTTGTGATGGATTATTTGGCCAGTTTGTAGTATCAGTTCCACCTGTTCCAACTTGTAGGAAGTCATGACCAGTCAATCTTACAAGACTAAATTCTTTTCTAACAATAACTTGAACATTAGCAGCAACTGGTGTTGCTCTTGATGTTGAAAATACTAATACATGATATGCGACACTATTTGCGGTAACTGAACTCACTGATTGTATTTGAAATGCGTTACCATCAGTCGTTGCAAATTGAAGAGAGTCACCTGCATCAGGTGATGTGGAGAATGTTGTTACAAGTATTCTACCAGATTGATTTGATTCAAATGCAACACCAGCAGCGAGATTTGCAGTCGCACCAGATGATCCACCTGTAACGGTTTCAGTTGCCTGGAATGTACCAGACTTCTGAACAATGTACATTACCTTTGGTTCTGACTGTACATTTACAACATAAGCAGTCGCACCCGATGTTCCACCTGTTATTTGTTCACCATTCGTGAATGTTGTGGCAAGAACATTCGTGTAGGTAAGCATTGTACCTCTAATAGTTCCTGTATTTGCAGTTTCACCTGCATCAAATCCAGCAGAGTACACAGCATATTCACCATACGCATTACTTGAGT